TTTGCGCTCTGGGTTGGTTCTTCCTCCGACCATGACGGCGACTGGTTAACATCTATCTCACTATAACCCGGATTTTGATCCGGGACAATGTTAGAGTATACCAGTACGTTTCCGACACCACCTGTTGCGCTGACTCCTATTACATTTATTACAGCATCACTTTCTACTGTGACACTTCCGACTTGACCTGTTCCACTCACACCACCAACGTTAATTGTTTGACCCGTTCTTACCGAAACTGATCCAGTGGTGCCTGTCGCAGACAAGCCTGTTACCGGCACATTAGCTTCACCATCAACTGTGGCGTCGCCTACCCGACCGATAGCTTCAAGACCTGTTGGGAAAACATTGGCTTTTGCAACAATCGTTACTGAACCAACGGACCCTGTGGCCTCAAGTCCTGTGACGGGTACAATTGCGCCAGCTTCGACGCTTACGGAGCCTACGACCCCTGTTCCCGACACACCCGTAACGTTTACGTTTGCATCTGCGGTGACCGATACGGAGCCTACTGCTCCAGTTCCGGCCAATCCGGTGACGGGTACATTCGCACCAGCAGTTATGCTGACCGAACCGACCTGCCCTGTTCCCGCTACGCCTGTAACGTTAACATTGGCATCTGCCGTTGTAGTGACACTGCCCACTTGGCCAGTACCAGCTACCCCTGTTACAGATACGTTGGCGGCTGCGTTAATTGTTACGCTGCCAACACTACCTGTTGCTTGTAGTCCTGTAACCGGAACGTTGGCTTCCGCCACAACCGTTACTGAACCTACAGAACCCGCAGCTTGTGGTAGCCCACTCTGGGACCACGGGCCTGCGCCCCAACCTGAACGGCCCCAGCCGCCTATTGGGACGATTACGTCAGCCATTACGCTATCCGTATAATCGCGTTACTTGCATCAGCAGTTGGAAAAACAATCGTAAAATCACCTGCGGTGGATGTTTTGTCCGCGCCGAAATCCAAAACTACAACGCTCGGATTGGTTACCGAAAGTGACGTAGTATTGGGAGTAGTATTATATATCAATGCCCCACGTGCCGTAATTGTTGCATTTGAGAACGTTTCGTCTTGAAAGTCCGTCAGTGCCGTAGTTCCGGATGAAGTAGGATCGACGTTAGTCAAAGCTCCGCCACCCGCAGTGTAACCTGTTCCACTTACTTCGTTACTGGTAGTGTACGCAGTAGTCGTAGCATCGAAAGAGGCGCTGTTGGTGTAAAGAGCAATTTTAAAAGTATCTCCCGAAGAGAGATCAAAGTCGTGGACACCGTACAATAGCTCTTTCTTGAACGATGTACACATGAAGTTTCCGCTGAAAGCCATGGTTACAGTCTCCTAATTAGTTCCGCAAGTTCTTGATTACCAGAATCAATAATTGCGTTGTACACGGTTGTTCTATCACTTTTAATCGCTTCACGCATGTAAAATTCTAAAACTTTTACAATGTGTTGACGAAAGGCGTGTGCTTGTGCCTGTATTGCAGGGTTTGCAGAATCACTAATAGATATTATTTTATTAGCGCATCTCTCTGCAATTTCCTCTGGTGTGAATCCCCGGTTCTGGGTGGTGTGTACTTCCACCTTGAAGTCAGGGTTCATATCTAGTTCTAATGCTGGGAAGCTCATTGTTTCGGCCTCACTAACATACCAGTGCGATAATCATCGGTTACTTCTTTGTTTTCACCCAACATTTTCATGCCGGTCATCGCTTCTGTAAATCTTTTTTCATACGCAGCCATTATATCCTGTTCACCCTTCATATAGATATATGCTTCAATTAAGCTGCCATAAAGCATGGCCATCTGCGCGTTTTCGCTTAACCAAGTTGTACCACTTCCCGCTCCAGCCGTTAAACTAGCCGGTCTATAGAAGTAATGTAACTCCACAGCCCTTGCTGCATCGGGAGTAGGACCGATAATAAAATTATCAACGTCAAATACCGCGTAAAACCGCGGATTACCCGTCGTTGCGGGGTTTGGGTTAAAGGATTGTACAAAATCAGTGTCCTTAAACTCTAAAAACGTCTTGTCGCTGTTAGCATCTACAAAAGAAAGCGAAAACGGGGCTAAAAAGTCACTAGGACAAGCCAAATACTGGTTTGCCTGCGTCATATTGCCGCTGACGTTCTTGCGAAACAGGCTCAACTGCACGTTTTTGAGTATTCTTTCCTCCGCCTGACGTATAAACACAGGCAAATTGTTTACAAAAGACGTTTCATCGTTCTCTGCGTAGTCTTGTATCGCTGTTTTTAACTGATCGTATGTAAAACTCATGGTGTCACCACCGATACGGTGCCCACGGCACCTTGTAAAGCGTCAGTTATATCAAGTTCCGAAGGCATTTCTGCTGTTCCCGCTGTACTCCAGTTACCATTACCTAAGTAAACAATCCCGTTTGTAGTAACAATAAGAAAAGCACTGGTAGGGTTAGGAGAGTCTGGTCTAGCGCCTTGTAAGGCCTGCGGATCAGATACAGTTCTAAAAGGACCAAGTTGTGGCTGCTTTGGTTCGTACTCATCTGGACCCACAAGCAATCCGTTCCACTCTTTTTTCATTACCTTGTAGGGGTATCTGAAACCAGAGCGGTCTGAAATAGCGTATGCGTTTTTACCCGATGCGTACTTTGCCATCAGCCCGTCCTATAGTATTCATATCTAGGGACAACGTTAAATGAAGACCTATCACGATCCTCGGTTGCGGCCCTATCAAATTCTTCTTCATACATGGCTTTGAGCATTTGAACCCTATTCGGAGCCCGCTTCAACGCAATGTAATAAGCCAGTCCTGCTGCCAAACACGGGTAGAACCTAAAAGGTAGGTCCATTGTGTTGGTGTAAACGTCCGCATCGTCCATACGAGTAAGTGCATCGTAATAAATAACGTCCGTACTGTTCTGTGGAACAGGCCAAATTTTAAGGTTTGGAGTGATCTGACGGTCTAAAAAGAACTGATTAGGCCTACTTTGTGTCGTTTTCGTCGGAATTGTCAGATATTCATCCCGGCTTAAACGCTCTAAAGCATAATCTGTGCCGTCTCTGCGAATGATTACAGACAATACGTCAATAATATCGCCACTCAGGTTGTATTCTCCAGTGCCTTGCACAAGAGTTAAAGAACGCTGTTTAATGGTCCACTGGTTTAACCCACGGTTAGCCCAGTCGGCCAGCAATAGATTTAACGAACGCTTTGCCGTCTTCAGGTCGTAACCAGTACGCACCTCAAGGCCGCATCGCTCAAACGCTTCTTCAACGTATTCAGCAACGTCCAGTTCAAAATCTTTGCTATTAGAAACAGTCATTATTTCTTCTTCTTAACCATTCCACCGCCGCGCATCTTCTTTACCATGCCGCCGCCGCGCATTTTCTTAACCATTCCACCTGCTCTCATTTTTTTAGCCGGTGCTTTTTTCTTACGTGGTTTCATCGCCATTTTTCAGTCTCCTGTATAATTGCTCTCGCTTGTCAAATATCTCACAAGCGTTGTATTCGCCATCATAACTATCATAATATCCCTTTTTGTCCAACTTGTCTGCTGCTTCTTGTAGCTTGGACAATCGTTGTACGAATATCATGCTGTATTCTGTGTCAGTTACCGCCTCTATAGCAGTAGCTTCGGCAGCTTCGGTTATCTCATCGTCAGGGTGAAACCCCATCAACCAGATGTCTTTATCAATAAACGTACCCGCCGCAATAAATTCATTAAGTGCGTAAAAGTAATCGTGGAATGCTTCAGGGTCTTTATCGTTAGCTAGGTCTACAATAATTACTAAATCAAAATTATCGTCGAACTGGGATATACAAGAATATAAGGTTTGATAAGAGTCATCATACTTAAATAGAATGGCAACTTTGTCGTCCATCCAAGCTTTACGAGCATACGGACACGGGGGTAAGTCGTTGTAAAACGAACTAGGCTTTTCCAACGCTTCTGTAGACCATTGTAGTATTTCTTCTACAATAGCTTTTTCTACAGGTTGGTTGTAAAAAGCTAAGTTCATGATTGTGTCACCGATCCCTTTGTTCGTTTACGTCGGTTGTTCATGACTTTGCCGCAACCTCTAGCTATGGCTGTACCAGCTTGTGATTTTCCATTAAATGGTCGTTTAGGTTTGGTAGAAATTACTCCACCGTCGCCTTTCTTTACCACTTTGGCGGCTTTGGTGTTTGAAACAACTTGCTTTCCTTTAGAGCCTTCGCGCTTTTTCTTACGAGCCGTCGAAGCCCTTTCAGACTTGCTAAGACTATTAGCTTTAGATCGAGGTAAGCACCTGTCAGGATTTTTTTTTATTCTTTGAAGTACCGCATTTACCTGCGATATTACCTTGGCTGTCAATTCTGACCCAATCTTCATCGACCCAATCCTTCAACTTGCCCATTATTTCTTTTTCCCCTTACTTTTTTTCGCATAGTTAGGGTCTTTGCAGTATTTAGAAGCGGCCATGTTGGCATACGCACTAGGATAAGTGTCGAAAGTACGCTCGGCCCAAGCTTTTCCTTTGGGACATATTTTGCTTCCTTTGCTTTTAGAGGAAGCTTTTTTAGATTTTTTAGAATACGCCATGCGGTCACCCTAAAAATTTCTGCACAAAAGGTGCGATTATAATCAAGACCGCCAGTGCCCAAAGCTTTACGTCCAATGCCGATAAGGCGCTCTTATGTTCAGCTAAACGCTCTTCTATTCTCTGATACCTGAGATTGCACTCAGCCTCATGTTTTTCGAGTTTAGCTAATACTTCTCTCACTTCCATGTACTCATCACCACGCTTTACAAGACCAGTATCTGGCACTAAATTTATCTTTGGCCGTGTCACAGGAATGTCGTGCGCGGAAACTTTTACGGTTTTTAGGTTGGTCTTTTTTAATA